AACTAAGTGTATCTTGGCTTGAAACGTCAAAGCTCTTACTGTCATAGCTTGCTGAACTAAGGTCAAATGGTGGACGGTAAGTCCCACTACCATCCGCAGCCTGCACCTGATACCCAGTAATAGCCGACCCACCAACATCTGTCGGCGCTGTAAAGCTTACTGTAGCTTGCGTGTCACCTGCTGTAGCACTAACCCCTGTAGGGCTATCTGGTGCATTTAGCCCGTCTTGACCTATAAAGCCGCCTCTACCTTTAGCCATCGGAAACTCCTGATTTAGCTAATTTCCTCATAGCTTACAATTACTTCAAGGTCACTTGCCGTACCCGCTGTTGCTGTAAGTGAACGATCTTCCTCTAGATATAACGCGGTGCTCTTATCTAATACAATCAAAGATGCATCAGCAGGAACAGATACAGTTGCAACAAGCGAGTATGCTGTGCCATCACCTGACGCTGCGCTGTGTAAATCTATGGTTACATCACAAGCATTTGTTCCATCTACGTTTGCAACTTGGATCATATTAACTTTATAGACCGCGTTGCTCGATGCTGCGTTACTTAAAAGAGTTGTCTGTGAAGTTGTTGTAAGTGCAACGGTGGCAGACTTGCCTGTAATCGTTGCCACATTTACGATATTTGGTGCAGCCATTGTCTAGCCTCCTTTACCCAAAAACGATAGCCATAGCTATGGCCTTACCAGTTCCAATTCCTGCACTGCCAAAACTAACAGTGCCGCTACCATTTGTAACTAACGCTTGCCCATTTGACCCATCTGACGTGGGGAGAGTAAGAGCCGTTACAAATCCCTGTAGGTTTGCATCATACGCCAGAACATCTGACCCAATCGCAACCCCTAAATTTGTTCTAGATGTCGATGCACTTCCGACATCTGATAAATTGTTTGCAGCTAATAAACCGCCTGTTACAGGCACAGAAGCAAACGTAGATGTAAGATCCACCACCGCTGCGCCAGAACCTGCGCCATCACAATAAATAATTGCAGAGTTTCCGTTAGTAACACTTACGTTTGCGCCCGATCCCTGTGAAAACGTAGCTGTTTGACCAGAGTTATTTTTTACAAAATAAAGTCTTTTGGCATCATTTGGAGCAACTGTTATAGTGTTTGTGCCTGAAGGAGATCCACCCAAAACCAGAACATGATACTGACCATCCGACGTAGAACCATCTGATGTAGTCAATGTATGCGTTGTTCCTGAGAGTGTTACATCTCCAACACCAACCGCCAAGCGGTCAATAATATCGAAGTTAGTATTGGTTGACGTACCCCATGTCCCAGATTCGTCACCTGTTGCGATTTTTTTAATACCGCCATTTGTTGTATACGTCGCCATCTTTCCTTACCTTTACGCTGCTATTTCTGTCCAAGTTGTGTTTGGAGAAGGCTGTTCCTCCGTCCATGTGCTATTAGGATTCGGAGTCACACCTGTCCAACTTGTACCTGGAGCAGGAACTATATTACCGTAAACTAACACAGATCCTACGGTTGCGCTAGTGCTTAGACCAGTTACACTTACAATAGCGTCTGCGTCAACCGTTACGCTGCCAACCTGTCCTGTTCCAAATAAATCACCCGCAAACACAGGAACTCTTTGGGCTGTTATTAAAGTAACTGTTCCAACAGAAGCTGTACCTGCTACGCCTGTAAGAGTTAAAGTTGAATCGCCAATAATACTTGGCTCTGTAACACCGCCTGTAGCTTCAAGACCTGTTGGTGTTACGTCAATACCTGTGCCTGCACTAATAGAAACAGTGCCTACGCCACCCGTAGCTTCTAAACCTGTTTGCGGAACATAAGCATTAATAACAATACTTGTGCCAGAGCCTACCGCAGAAGTAGCCTCTAATCCTGCACCCAATGTAACAACAACACCGTTACCTTGTACAACAACAGCAGTGCCTACAAATCCTGTACCCTCAAGACCTGTAACTGGAATGTTTTGTTCTGTCTCAAGACTTACATCGCCTACACCGCCTGTAGCCTCAAGACCTGTTAGTGTGACACTGTTATTACCTTGTACAGTTACAGAGCCTACCGCAGTCGTAGCTTCAAGACCTGTTAGACTGACTGATATATCTTCGCGGACAACAGCAGTTCCAACCTGACCTTGCATCGCTGCAAGAGTAGATTTCTCACCGCCCCACGCAGTTGTACCAAAACCTTCCTCGCCCCAACCAGTTAGTTCGTGAGCAACACGGACGGGAAGTGCTTCACTCCAAGCACCCTCGCTCCATGTTCCACGACCCCAACCAGTTATATTCGCCATAAGGAAAGTCCTTATGCGATACGGATTATCGCGTTACTCGCATCCGCTGTTGGGAAAACAATTTGAAAGTCACCCGCTGTTGAAGATTTGTCAGAACCAAAATCTAACACAACAACTGTATCCGTAGTTCCTGATCCTGCACCTGTTGTGGTGTTATAGATCAATGCGCCACGAGCAGTAATCGTTGCAGAAGTAAATGTAAGATCCGCAAAGTCTGTCAACGCTGTCGTTCCAGATGTAGTCGGTGTTACGTTTGTAAGCGTACCACCTCCTGCACTGTAAGACCCAGAAGCACTTACCTCGTTAGAGGTTGTGTAATCTGTTGTCGCCGCAGTAAATGAAGCATTGTTGTCATACAAAGCTAGTTTAAAAGTGTCACCACTTGAGTTTGTGAAGTTATGACTTCCCGTAAGCAACTCTTGCTTAAAAGAAGTACACATAAAGTTTCCACTAAAGGCCATGTCAAAGTCTCCTTATAAGTTCAGCCAGTTCGGGATGTCCCGCATCCTTCAATGCATTATACACTGTTGTGCGGTCACTGCGAATAGCCTGTCTCATATAATATTCAACAAGCTTTTCAATGTGCTTTGAGAAAGCACGAGCTTGGTCTCTTATCCCAGGATGGGCGCTATCGGAGACCGAAATTACTTTTTCTACGCATTGCTGCGCTAATTCTTCAGGCGTAAACCCTCGATTCTCTGTTGTCCTCACTCCAACAACAGCTTCATCTTTTGGTACGCTTACATCTATTTTAAACATTATTGTTTAGCCCTAATTACTTTTCCTGTACGGTACTCATCTGTAGTTTCTTTCGCTTCTCCAAGCATTTTAAGAGGCAATAAACTTTCTTGAAATCTTTTATCATAGTACCCCATCATGTCTTGCTCACCTTTCATAAAAAGATAAGCTTCAACTAAAGCCCCGTATAAAAGAGTTAACTCTGCATTTTCACTTAACCAAGTGGTGCCGCTTCCGGCTCCGGCGGTTAAACTTGCAGGTCTATAAAAATAGTGAAGTTCTGCGGTAAATGTAGTGTTTGGGGTTGGTGCTAATATAAAGTTGTCCACATCGAAAACAGCGTAGTATCGAGGAGATCCTGTAGTCGTAGCGTCTGGAGTGTAAGTTTGTATAAAACTTGGATCTTTAAAATCTATAAAGAACTTGTCTCCATCTGTCCCTGCAAGACTAAGAGAAAACGGAGCTAGAAAGTCACTCGGGCAGGCTAAAAATTTATTACTTGCCGTTGTAGATGCCGTGGCGTTTTTACGAAACAGACTAAGCTGCACATTTTTAAGAATTCTTTCTTCAGACATTCTAATGAAAGTAGCAAGGTTATTGACAAAAGTAGTTTCGTCATTTTCAGTGTAATCTTGAATCGCTGTTTTTAATTGATCGTATGTAAAACTCATGTTGTGTTAATCTGGCCTCCCATATTCGAATGGTTCTGGCAGTAGTAGTACAAGGTTGGCGCACTAGCCGCTACAGTTATTTGAGTTGTGTATGCACTGTCATCTTTTACAACACCTGTCGTATATTCAGAGCCACTATTGTGCGTACCGTCCGATGTAGTGGAAAATCTAAGAGGATGACTCGTAGCCGCGGACCAATTGAAGACATAAGTTTGGCCCTCGGACAGAGTAAGAGTGGGCTGTAAAACCCCATCTATATAATACCTATTACCTGACCCCGGATTTGCAACTGTTACTGTAAAGGTGTCCGCTATAACGTTTGAAATGCTTCCAACTGAACCAGTAGCAGACAACCCCGTGACAGTGACAGATTCGATAGATTCGTTAATTGAAACTTGCCCTACCTGCCCTTGTAAAGCTGTCGTCGTGTCAATCTTACTAGGTAACTCTGCAACTCCTGCCGTAGACCAGTTTCCATTGCCTAGATACGTTATGCCATTTGTTGTCTTAACTTCAAAAGTTTGTACGGGATTTGCTTGATCTGGTCGCGCATCGCGCAAAGCTTGAGCGTCAATTACCTTTCTAAAAGGGCCTAATTGGGGCTGTTTTGCCTCGAACTCATCGCGCCCAACCAACGCCCCATTCCACTCCCGGCGCATATCTTTATAACGGTATCGAAAACCAGATCGATCCGATATAGCAAAAGCGTTTTTTCCAGAAGCAAACTTTGTCATTAAGTTGTCCTAAAATATTGATATTGCGGAACTACGTTAAAAGACGCCCGGTCTCGGTCTTCTGTCATAGCTCTCTCAAACTCTTCTTCGTACACGGCTTTCAATAACTGCAATCTATTTGGCGCTCGTTTAAGAGCAATATAGTAAGCTAATCCCGCTGCAAGGCAGGGATAGAAACGAAACGGCATATCTAACGTATTCACTTGCGCATCCGCGTCATCCATGCGTGTCAGAGCGTCGTAATAAATGACGTCCGTGCTATTTTCAGGAATAGGCCAAATTTTAAGGTTTGGCGTAATCTGCCTGTCAAGAAAAAACTGAGACGGACGCCCTTGCGTTGTTTTGTTTGGTATAGAAAGAAAAGTATCTCTACTAACTCGCGTCAAAGCATAATCAGTATTGTCTCGTCTAACTACGAGGGATAAAACATCAATTACGTCCGTTCCAAGATCATATTCACCGTCAGCTTGTGTCAATGTTTGACTGCGCTGTTTAATAGTCCATTGATTCAAGCCGCGGTTAGCCCATTCTGCAAGCATAAGATTTAAAGAACGCTTTGCAGTTTTAAGGTCATAGCCAGTACGCACCTCTAAGCCACACCGCTCAAAAGCTTCTTCGATGTATTCTGCTACATCAAGCTCAAAATTTTTGCTTCCAGAAACAGCCATTTTACTTCTTCTTCGCCATACCGCCGCCGCGCATCTTCTTAACCATGCCGCCACCGCGCATCTTTTTCATCATTCCGCCGCCGCGCATTTTCTTCATAGGACCACCGCGCATTTTCTTTGCAGGCCCATTACGCATTTTCTTACGTGGTTTCATTGCCATTGTTTAATCTCCTATATAGATCTTCACGCTTATTAAAGATTTCTTCTACTTCATACTCTTTAGCATAGTCTTCGTAATATCCCAACTTTTTTAGATGTTCGGAAGCCTCATGCACCTTTGAAAGCCGTTGCACAAATATCATAGCATATTCATCCTCAACAAGCTCTTCAAAAGTTTCGTGGTCCAAATATTCATTTGGATCATCTTCTGGGTGAAAACCCATTAACCAGATGTCTTTTTGAATAAACATTCCATCAGAAATAACTTCATTCAATTCGTCCAAGTATTCGTGAAACGCATCAACCTTTTGATAGGATTTATCAACAATAATAACTAAATCAAAATTGTCATCAAACTGAGAAATGGTGCTGTAAAGCACCTGAAAATTGTCATCATACTTAAAAAGAATCGCCACCTTACCTTCTTGCCAAGCTTTTTTTGCATAAGGACAGGCAGGCAAGTTGTTAAAAAGCGGATTTGGTTTTTGCAAAGTGTGCTCAGACCATGCTAATATCTCCGTACAGATATCTTTCTCGTGACCATGATGAAAAGGAGAAGCTGTCATTATTGAGATACCGATCCTGTTGTTCGTTTTCGACGATTTGCTAGAACTTTGCCACAGCCTCGTGCAACTACCCCTTTGGAATTACTTTTCGGGGGCGTCCTCTTGGCCTTTTGATGGGTGATTGCGCCGCCGTTGAAGGCGAATTTGACTTCTGCTTCTTTTGTGTTTTTGACAAAGGTTTTGCCTTTTTTACCTTCTTTTTTCTTTTTTCGGGCTGTGGCTGCTCTTTCGGCTTTCGAGAGACTATTTGCTTTAGCCCTTGGAAGACACCTGTCAGGATTTTTTTTATCCTTTGAAGTGCCGCATTTACCCTTGATTTTACCATCAGTACCTATCCTTACCCAATCTTGATCTCGCCACTTTTTAAGCTCACCCACTTTTCTTCCCCTTCGCACCTTTGGCATAGTTAGGATCTTTACAGTATTTTGAGGCCGCCATGTTGGCATATGCCGAGGGGTATGTATCAAAAGTGCGTTCTGCCCACGCTTTTCCCGCAGGACAAATTTTACTTCCTTTGCTTTTCTTTGATGCTTTTTTTGATTTCTTTGAATACGCCATTACAAAAGTTTTCCCGCTATTGCTGTCGCTATAATTAAGACGGCTATACCCCATAACCTCATGTCAAGCTTATCAAGCTGTTTATCTATTTTTTTGTACCTCTCATTACATTCGGCCTCATGTTTTTCGAGAAGTTTTAAAAGATCATCTGTATTCAATTAACACCTCCATCTTTTTCTTGCTTGCCTCAAACGTGAGTTTGGATCTTTTGCAGCTTTTGGGAATTTTTTCATTTGACCCGCGGATCTAGCGCAAAAAGACTTGCGTCTTGCTTTTTCTGATTTTGTTAAACCTTTTTTCTTAGTTACCGCCGTTTTGAGTTTGGAGCCGGGATTTTCGCGTCTATATTTAGCCACACCTTTAGCGGTCATACCCGCACCTTTTTTTGTAGGACGTTTATGACCACCTTTAATAGTATGCCCTTTCATACCACCTTTTTTCTTCTTTTCCGCCATTTTCCTAACTATAGAAAATAGTCATCGCCGTAACATTTGTAGCCGTTCCAACGTGAATATCACTGGTAAATAAAATACCCTCGTCTGGAATGTTTACAGAATGAGAATCTGATTGCAAAAAGTCTATGTCAAGAACCGTAGATCCACCATTCCCATCCGTAAGAGTAAGTCTACCTGCGCTGCCGCCTGTAAGAACCTGTATCTGCCGTAAACGTGCGCGACCTACTGAGGCCGCGCCTGTCCCCGTCAGACGCTTTGCTTTTACGTCTGAATTAGCCATTTAAGCCCCCTTTAGCCGAGGTTGTTGTTTTGTGCGTAAAGAATAGTAACTCGAACTTCGCCCGCAGTCGTCGCCGCAGAGTTAGTCACAGTCAAACGAATGTCCGCTGTTCCGGTATCTTCCCACGCTAATGTGCCACCAGATTGTGTGGTTGGATATTTACGACCCGCAGTTGTTCCAATAGCAAATGTGTTTACAAGAGTCGCTGCACCACCAACGGTGTCTCCAACACTAATGTTTGTGGCTCCGCTTGCGGCTGTAATTACGTCGATAACACAATCAATAATTTGAGAGTTTGCAGGAATAACTACATCTGTAGTGTCCGCTGCAATTGCACCGTTTGATAAATCTGCTGCAAATGTCTGAGACATTACAACTTGACCTGTGTTTTTGATATTTGTACCGAGCGTTGTGCCCGTAGTTTCTTTAATGGTTCCTGCTTTGATAGGACCAGAGAAAGTTGTCGTACCCATGTAGATCTCCTGTCTTGGGTTAAGTCAGCAGCCCCATGCTGCTGTCAGGGATATCTCACTATAACATATAAAATAAAAAAAGAAAGAGCCGCAAAAGCGGCTCTCCCTGTTTATAATGTATAGAAACTTAGGCTGCGCCCGGAGTTCCAAATACTGTTCGCCAATCAGAAACACCGAAGCTGTAACGCTCACGGGCCTTGAAGCGCATGTTACCTGTATCAAAATCGCCTTCCATAGCTGTTTTGATAGGTGAACGGTTGAAATACTTAAATCCGTTAGGTGCGTCTGTCTTTATGAAATACGCATCTGTGTCGGTAAGGAAGTGGTTAACAACTGCGCCTTGAGGAATCATTCCCATGTTCTTCATTGCGTTTGCGTCATTATCCGCTGTTCCCGGACGTAGATTTGAGTTTAACACTCGCTCTGCAATAAACTGCAATTCTTTTGGTATGATCAGTTTCACACCGCTAACTGCAATTTTAAGGCCACGCTCATCAGTGAAACCTGCAATATCGATGAGCATTTGCTCTAAAGAAGTTTCATTGAGGTCTGCCGCAGTTGCCAAAATATTACTTTGGTTACCTGACAGAGATGGGTGCGAAGCGGAACAAAGTGCTGCGCCGTCCCCAATAGCGTTTGCACCAGTGTTGAACGCATTGTTCAAGATAGATGCCGCTTTAATTTGCTTTGTTTGAGCCATAGAACGTGCAAGAGCTTTCGTATAACGAGAAGCTAAACGATCATATAGGTTGTCCTCAATTGCTTCCTCTGTAATTGAGAAAGCCAAAGCAATGGTTTCGTGAGTGTAACGAGCAGTGTATGTTTCTTGTGCATCGTCAAAACTGATGGCTCCGCCTTCAGATTTAACAGGTGCAGTTGAAAAACCACCAAGCATCACCTCTTCTTCGAAAGCACGGTCAGATGACTCTTCTTCAAAGATTTCAGAATGCTCGTTCTCGTAACGATTATATTCTAACCCAAACAATGCATTTAGGCCAGGTTCTAGCTCTTTCGCTAGTTGTGCGCGTGATATAGCCATACTACGCTCTCCTTATACGCCTGTTGTCGTCGCTGTGGTTTGTGAATCAAACCGCGACGTAGTTGCATTAAAATGAGCGTTGATGCGAACAATCAATGGAATACCTGCTGCGGTATAATCACTGTTTGCTTCATCATCCATAATACCCACAATCCGCAACGGTAATGTTGCAGTAGTAGCTATTGAGGCGACGCTCAGTGCTGAGTTTGAATTACCCGTATTGGTTGAACCAGTACGTGCAGATGTACCCAAAGATGCGTTTGCAAAAACGCCTGTCAAAGCAGTGGCGCGGTCTGTTAGAGTCGCGTCAGAAGCTACTTTGTACAATTGGTTTGGGTTGTCAGCTACAAAAGCTTTAACAGGGTGGTTAGTATCCACGCTGACATTGTTCGAACCGGGCCAGTAGTTTTTAAACACTGGCTTTTTAGAACTTGAATCAACGTATTCTACGCCCATCAGAACACCAAGAGCAGGAGTTGTACCCCCACTTGTCGCTCCCGCATGATCAATTACGCCTGCCGCAGTTGGCACACATAATGAAAATTGGAAGATTGGATTGGTGTTGTTAGAAGCGATTTCGTACTGAGTTACCCCAGTAGAATTTACACCGTTTCCAACAAGCCCGATAGGACGTAAACCAAAGGCGGTCTCTTGATTTGCCATTTTAGTTTTCTCCTTAAGGGGCGACCCTAACTTTTACGAGGGCCACCGAAGGTTACACGAGATTGACGATCAGGTTTATTGATCGTCATGGTTGAATGTTGATTCTCTCTCATCATGTCGTAGTCAACTGCATCCATTTGATCTCTAGACTTATTGTTAAAATAAGCAGATCTCTCTTGAACCGTCTCAACTGGAATCCGAGCGAGTATCAGTCCGCCTACTCCAAATACACCTTCATATTTACCTGATTCTACAATAGGAGCTTCAAAGTCAGGATATTCGTCCTTACGAACAAGTTCCCAACCCTCTCTCATTTTAGCACTGATGTTTTTCGTATCATCAAATCCTCGCGTTTCGGCTCGAATCCAACGATGCTTAAAGCCATCAGGGGCAGGTGGTGCATCTAACATTGACGGGGGTGCCCACGGACGCCTTTGCGCCGTTTTTTCCCTTGTTTGATTAGCGCGAGAAGTACGCTTGATTGAATCGTTTGTGCTATCAGTCATTGTGTTACTCCTTCACGTATTTCGCATATTCTTCTAGCGGCACACCCAATTTTTTCGCAATTGCGACTTGGCTAGGGGTGAGTCTAACCTTTTTCCCACTGCTGCGCCCAGAAGTAGATCTTGATACGCCTGCAACCGTCTGAGCGGGTCGTTTGCTTGCGCTTTTCGCTTCACCTCCAAACGTGTCGGAAATGCGGCGATCAAGCTCAGTATAGTACTCATCGCTCGTGGGGTCAAACCCTTCGTCTTCCACGAGCTTTTTATGTATGCCAAAAGCTGCAAAAGTTTTGGCTTCATCCTGCCCAAACCACTCATTTCGAGAAGCCCAATCTTGAGCTTTGGGGTCTGGACGTTTAATCTGTTGCTGCGGTGCAGCTTGCATTTGCTGCGGTGCAGCTTGTTGCTGTTGAGCCTGCTGTTGTTGCCTTTCCTGCGCTAGTTTAGCTTGATTGGCTCTCTCATTTTCCGCAGATAAAGCAATCATTTTCTTATTAGCTTCAACAACGGCGGCTGTATCTCCCAACTCCATTGCTCTTGCTAATTCTTTTTCCGTCTGCTCCATCTGAGTTGACACTCGATTAGAGTACTCGGTAACATAATTGCTGTCTAAGGCACTAAATCTTTGCTTTAATTTCGCAGCCTCATCCTGAACCTGCTTCGCGTAGTTTATTGCTTCCTCTTCGCGACGTTGTGCCTCACGCATTTTCTTTGTGAGCCTGTCAATACGCTTTTGAGTAGAACTTTCAGCTTTTTCAAACTGATCCTCTTGAACAACTTCTACCTTCTCTGTTTCCTGCTCGGGCGATTCAACCTCTACTTCTGTATCGGCCTCCATCTCCATCTCTAATTGAGCTTGTTCTTCTGCCATAAAATCCTCCTAGTAATGCAAAATGTCTTCTGGATCGTTAATTCGAGCCAAAATCTCGTCATCGTTTAAAATACGAACTTCTCCGCCATCAATGGCAAAGCGTGATCCTGCGTATCTTGCAAACATCACCCATTCTTTCTCCGCGCACCAAGGGCCAGAAGGAAACTTCTCCGGGTCTTGGTATGCCAACGGTCCGACTTTCAATACATAGCCGACTTGCGTTGAAATTTGCTGTTGTTCTACAGCAGAATCGGGCAAAAATATGCCCCCTTCAGTCTTCCCCTTACCGCGGTAGGGTAAAACTAAAATTCTCCATCCTGTGGGGTTGGGCATTCTATCTAGAAGTGACCCGCCTATGGCTTCTGGGTCTAAAACTTTAACTGTTGGCTCTTTGTAAGCATCTCCGAGGCTTGCGACGGCCTCTTTTACTCCAGTTAAATCAACTTTTGCGCTCTCAGTCATTGCTTCGCTCCTGTTTATCTAGCAGGCCCTTGAGTTCCTGTTCCACGTGATTCAGGGCTTCCATGTTGCCCATAAGCTCACGATACTGCTCCATCGACTTGACGTTGCCAAACTGCATCAGGTCAACAACACCTTGTCTTCTGTCTTTTATAATGCGAAAAACAGCCTCCGCAACATATATCTCATCCATTCTTAGATATTCCCACCTTTTCTTATATGAGAGATGCTAAGATATTTTGAGACAATATGCAATTATATATTAAACCACTTATATATTTTTTGGGTTTCTTCTTTGCGGTGCTTCAAACCATTGTAACCGCCGTTTACTCTTTTGGTAATCGTTTTAATGGTTTCGACATTGACGCCTTCGTCACAAATTTCCCACAATTTGTTTCTGTGAAAGAACCAAATCGCACTTTCCATAGGGTATTTCGTAGCCACAAGATCAGGATCTTTCATTATTTCAGGCAAATCCATGTCCGCTGCAAACTGAGAGTAATTATTTTTGCCAGTACATTGCAAAAATCCGCGGCCTCGCCACAAATACCCCTGTCCGTCATTACCCATTCTTCCGCCATATACCTTATCTGCCAAAGCTTGAGGGTTTCGAGCGCATTTTTCCGCCTCACCCTCAGTTGGAAAGTATTTTCCAAAGACTTTTAGGATAGATTCTTTAGAATAGTTTAAATTTTCTTCAACATAACGAAAAGTACCGCTCTCATGCACCAATTGACCCAAAAAATGAGCGCCACGCTCTGGGTTTAGCGCATAATGATTACAAATAGCTTTTGCTGTGTTGGGTCCAAACGCGCCATCCGGGTTTGAACCTATTTTTTCCTGTAGTGTTTTAAGTGCTTCACTCATTCACAAACTCCTTCGATCCGCAGACACGCTCATATACCATGTCTGACGTGTAACTTTCAGCCCATTTATTTTCAGTGAAAGTACAAAAGGCCCACAAATCATTCACATCTGCATTTAAAAGATCAATAATGTCCTGTTGCGCGGAAACTTGACCCTGTAAATGCTCAATATCATGTACAATGTTGCTAATATACCACACTAAACCAACTAATTGCACTGCCATAGCAAAAACTAAAGCTACTGGTATCTTTAAATCAGCCATCTAATTTTTCCTTTAAGTAATAACCGTTTTCCCAAAGACTTCTATCTTCGCAATGGGAAGTGCGGTGGCCCTCTCCATAACCGTGCGTATGTTTTTTACCACATTTAGGGCAATCAAAGGTTAAAAGATCTACCCCGTTAATAGTTTCTTTTACTGCGTAAACTGTGGGAATATTGTCCATATCTACCTCTTAAAGAATTTTTGTACGCCTCTTACACCAAAAGA